GCGATGGCGGATCAGAGTGGGGTCAGTAATGTTGATCTGGGTAATCCGAGTGGCAGTGGCATTAAGTCCGGAGTTGCGATCGCGGAAGTGAAAGAGATCAGTGATTTGCGGATGTTGACCCTGGCATCGCAGTTAGATGAATCGGTATCGGAAGTGGGATCGATGATCCTTGAATTCCTGGCGTTGAATCTGGTTGACGAGAAGGTGGTATGGTTGATCGGGGAGAATAATCGCAAGGAGACAGTGAAGTTCAACGGCGAGACATTATTTCCTATTGCGTTTACCGGTCAGAACAATCCAGCGCTGGTTCATGTGAATTCATTCAGAAATTTACCCAGTAGTAAAGGTCAGTTGTTTGCAACGGTCGAGGCGTTGACCGGCGGGCAACCGATTCTTGATCCTGTCGGGGATCGGGCTTTTATTTCTAGGGCGTTGGGTCTGGGAGAGGATTTGAGTAACCGGTTGGATCGCGGGCGTCAGGACGAGGCGATCGCTGAGAGCGAGCAGACTATCTGGACGAACGGGGGGCAAGTGGGGATGCCCAACCAGACCGATGACAATCAGGTTCATCTGAGGTTAATGAAGAAGTGGATGAGTTCCGAGCAGTATCGTCAGGTCGCTTCAACCAATCCGGAGATCGCTCAGGAGATCAATGAGCATTATCACATGCATGAAGTGGGTGTGTTAAAAGAGCAGTTAAAGGTTGAGTATTTGAAGCGAGAGGCCGATTTGGCGTTGTATCAGGAGACGGTGGCGCGGAAATTACAGGCGGCGCAGCAGTCAGCGATGCAGGCGGCAGCTCAGGGCGGTGATCCGCAACAGGTATTAGAGGATCGGGTAGCAGAGATCAAGATGATGTTCCCTGGTCCATTGTTTGCGGTCAGCGGCGGCGATTCGGACGGCGGGATGCAGGAGACTGAAGGTGGAGATAGAGGGAAGCCGATCCCCGACGCCAAAGCGCCCAAACAGGGTGACGAGAAGAGAAAAGGTAAGGGTGGTGCGAGGCTGATTTCACAAGGACCGAGACAACCGGTCACCGGCCAGACTCAACCAGCGTAATTTTTTTAATATTTTATCCTTGACAGGATTTCAGGGATTCGCTAAAAACCAATAGTAACACCTCTGGGTAAGTCAACCCAACGCTCCAACACCTTTAAAATTAAGGCGTTTGTCCCGCCGTCTCTTCGAGGTTTCAATATGTCGCTTGTCGATGACTCGCAGGATCAGGCCCAGGGTGAAATTGATTTTTCAGCCGGTAAGTCAGGACAGATTCAGCCGATCGACGACGGTTCCACTCTGGAGCCGGAAGAACTTAACACGGGTCCAGTTCAAGCAGAGGAGCCGGTTGTTGAGGAAGCGCAGACCGAGGTAGAAACCGAACAGGTTGAAGCCGAACCTGTCGCCGAAACCACCCCCGATTACGAACAGTATTTCCAGAACCAGAACGCCCAGATGCAGCAGATGGGCGAATACATGCAGACGCTGGGCAACGAGATTCAATCTCTCCGACAGCCAGCCCCGGCGGCAGAAGTTGAACCAGAGCCGGAAGAAGTTGACGACGCATGGTTGCGTAAGCGGATCGGCAAACTGGAACAACAAGTTAACAGTACTGCCAATGGTGTTGACGGGTTAAACGGCACGATCGCCGGAATCCAGAGTAACGCCGCGTACAACAACGTCGTCACTAATACCGCCTCCACCATTCAAAAAGTTATCGCCAACCACCCGCAGACCAAAGGTGAGAACAATGCTCTCGCCAATGCGTTACAGCAGGAGTTGGCTGAGAAAATCCTTCCGTTGATCGACGCGCGGAAGGCTGATGGATCAATCGTCAATGTGACAGCCCAGAATGTGACCCAGGAAGTGAACAGCCAGTTCGCCAAAGCGTTGAAGCGTTTTGGCCCATTGGTGGCAAATGCCAGGATCGCTCAGACCGAGCAGCGTGAAGTCAACGCTGCTAAGGCGATCGGTTCTCCCGGTGGGCGAAAACCGAAGGCTTCAAAGAAGCCTGACAAAACGCTCGACATCGACCACATGGCTGATGAGTTCGCCAGTGCCTATGAGGAACTTGGCGGGAATTAATAAGGAATTATACCAATGGCAGACCTCAATAGATCAGCAATCGATGTCCTGTTAATGGACAAGTATCCGTTTGGATCGGAAATTTTCAGTCAGGTTCAGCGGGGTACTCCGTTAAAGGATTTGATTCAGCGCAAATTGCCACCGATGGCAAAAGTCGACCATGAAGGTCGCCGCGTGCTGGTTCCTTTGCATACCAAAAGAAACCCCAATGTCACGATGGCAATCGGTCCTGACGGCGGTTTCGCGACTCCCGGCCACCAGAAGTATGCCCAGGCGATCTACAACGTCTCGACCGTCGTTGGCGGTTTCGGGGTGGACGGGATCGTCTTCGACGTTGCGTCTGGTGGTGGCAAGAGTGTGGTACGGCAGGTTCCACATGAACTGTCGATGCTGATGGAGAACATGAATTACAAGTTGAACTGGCTGATGCATCAAGACGGTTCAGGGTTGTATGCCGTTTGCGGCACAACCACCAACAGCAACACAATAAGTCTGGCAAGTGGCAGCGACATGACGTTCCTGCAAGTGGATGCCGAGGTCGACATTCTTGACTTGACCACTGGCGCATTAGCGGGTGGCAACACTCCACAAGCCAGCAAGAAGCAGACACTGGTAATTACTGCCCGCGTCACTACTTTGGGTAGTGAATCAATTACCGTTGAGCAGGCAGACGGCAGTCAACCGGCGATCACCACTTCTTCAGCCCACGGCGTTTATGAGCATCAGGGCCAGGGTTTGCAGATTGACGGTCTGGGAATCATCACCAGTACCCAAAACCCCACTAATTGGGGTGATCAGAATGCCCAGTACGGTGCGATTGATCGTGCCAGTGCTGACAATGATTTCTGGAAGGGCAACCAACAGGACGCTCAAGATTCCGCTGGGAATAATGGTGTTCTTTCGATTCAGGAACACATCCAGCCGTTGCACAATACCATTCGCACTCGCCGGGGTCAGTTTGCCGGAAACCAGAAACGGTTACTGGCACTGCTTGGCAACTCGCAGGACACCATCCTGAAGAACCAGATGTTGCATGACATGCGGACGACGGGTATCCGTCGCCGGTTGAAGGGTGGCAACTGGGAAGGTGTTGAGTTTGATCAGACGGTATTCGTACTCGATGTGACCGCTCCTACCGACAAGATTCGTTTCCTCGACGCCGAGGCGACATATCGCTACATCATGCGGGAGTTCTATTTTGACACCAAACCGGGATCGCAATGGGAGCGCGCCACTGATTCAGTGAGCAGCCGCCCGATCGAGCGATACCGAACATATGTATTGGGCCGACAGCAGTTGTTGACCACCAGTTGTCTGGCTCAGGGTGAAATTGTCAACCTTGCTACCTAGAAGGTGATTTGTTATGGGTTATGGAGATAAAGGTAGGGGCGGTCAGGTCACTGTAGATCAATGCAGTGGCGCTGTTCGCGTCCAAACAGCATCAACCGTTGAGGTTGATCTCTCGTCAGCGGAAGCATCTCAGGGAATTCCGATTCCCGATTTGTTCAACGCTGAAGCGGATGTTCTGGTGTTTGATTGTAATTTCATTTACACCGAAACACCCGCCGCCAGCAGCACAATCAATGTCGGGACACTGGCAGACCCCAATGCGTTAATTGCCGGATTCAGTACTGATGACGGTAGTGCCGGTGGGACGAATGCCGTGGCCAAAGTTATTGGCGAGTCTGAGAGTTTGAACGCCAGTTTTGCCACGACATTAATGAACACCCTCGAAGAGGACAGTATGAAAGCCCGGCGATTGCCGCGAATACCGAAGGGTACGCCGTTGTTCGTTCAGAACTCGGCATCCGGCGGCGCAGGACAGGGCTTCTTTGTATTCAGTTATTTTGTTAAGGAACCGCGAAATTAGAAATCGCTTTAGGAGTCAATAGCTATGGGAAATCCAATTGGGTACACTCAGGAACAAACCAAAGACTTGCAAGAGCAGTTGAATATTGCCGCTCTGGTTGGGTTTCTTCCCGAAAAGATCGTGTTCGTCGACAGCGGCAACAGCGCATCGACCAACGGTGGAACCGCTCGCAACGATGCGTTGCCGACGATTGACGCTGCGGTTGGCAAGTGCAGCGCCAACGACGGTAATGTCATCTACGTCATGCCTGGACATGCCGAAACAGCAAGTACCCAGGTCACGATGGATGTGGCTGGCGTCACTGTTCTCGGTGCTGGTGTTGGTCGTTCGCGACCGGCGATTACCGCGAATGCCAGTGCAGTTGACTTGTTCAACGTCACTGCCGCCAACTGTAAGTTGATGAATCTGCGATTGGTTGGTGCTGCGTCCAGTACGGCGTTGCTCAACCTTGCCGCCACCGACTTCTCGGCAGAGAACTGTGTGTTTGAGCATGGAGCTGCACCGCTCCAAGCGGTGACTGTTGCTTCCGGTTCAAGCCGCTTCAGTTTCACCAATTGCCGATGGGTTGGAACTGCTGATGGTCCGGACACCGCCCTTATTGTCGAGGCGTCAAGTGTCGATGAGTGGGTGATTCGTGACTGCGACTTCAATTACGGAACTTTTGGTTGCGACCTTGGTTGCATTCTTTCCAGCAAAAGAAATTCAGGTTACATCATCGATAGATGTGTTTTTGTTGGCATGGATACTGTGGCGATCGATTTCAATTCCTCCAGTTCAGCAAACTGTGATGGAATTATTTCCAACTGTGACATCGCGATGGGGGCTGATACCGCCAATATCGACACAGCGATCGACGCGGGCGGTTCCGGCATTGTGAATACTTTCGGGACTGACAACCCCGACTCGGCTGGCTCACGGATTCCGGTCCAGACGCCTGCTTAATGAGGGAGGTTTTTTGTGGCTAAAGAAACTGACCCCAGAGTATGTCCAAGTTGTAATAATCACACACTTGACAGTAAAGGTGTGTGTGGCCACTGTGGACATTCAAAGAAACAACAACAGAAACCGGAACCGACTAGAACGGAGACAAAGCCCAAACGATGAAAATTGCTGTTGGATATCCTTGGTCTTCGCCGTTTGTATTTACGAATTTTGTCGATTCAATTCTGAACCTCAAAGCCCCAGAAGGTTGCGAGGTTCGGTATTTTAGGGGTAGTGGATGGAGTCCATCCCGGCGACACGTTCATGTATGTGAACAGGCGATTAAATGGGGTGCAGATTATATCTGTATTCTGGGAACTGATCAGGTTTATGAGAATGACATGTTGTGTCGTCTCTACGACCATGTGAAGTCAGGCCGAGCAGAAGTAATATCGGCGTTGGTTCCGGTTAGAGGTTATGTCGCATGGCAACCGATGAAACCGTTCCAGCCAATGGCTTGGAGATTTAAGGCCAATAAGCCTGAAGAGTATCGGTCTTATCGCTGTATGGACTTAGATGGAGACATGCTCGAAGTTGTAAGTCCAGGCCAGGGCTTACAGAGGATCAACTTCATCGGCAGTGGGGTTTTAATGTTCCATGTGGATCATCTTCTGGCACTGAAGAAGCCTTGGTTTTATGAAACAGTTACAGTTGAAGATCAGACAAGAACTGCCAACATGGATTGTACATTTGTCTGGCGGTTACAACANGAAGCATATGCGTTTGTAACTTGCGACACAGATATCAAAGTGAAACATTCACACATATTTGATATTGACGAAACATACAGTGAACGATTTGCTGATTGGACTGAACCGGGAAACGGAAATGCGGAAGTTTGTGAATTCGAGTCCATTTATGAAAAACAGGCTATGACCTTGAAATAGAGTATATTTTTGATCTGTCATTAAAGGCCGGTTGGCTAGGCCAACGGGCCTTTTTTATTAGGAAAAAAGAGTGAGAATAAAACAGGCAAGAGTGTCGCCGTGGACAGGGTTTTTCATAGGGAAATTCCATAAACACCACGGGTTTGATGATTACTCCGACAAATCAGCCCCCGCTGTGTTTATGGGCTGTTATGGAGCGAGAGACAGGTTTGCTATCGCCAGACACTCTAGTGATATTATTCTCGTATGGGGCGGAACTGATGTGGTCATAACGGAGAAATTTGGAAGGAATCATCCGTACAATGATGTTCTTTTCCGAAAAAATGTTTTCCATATAGCAAAGTCAAATTTTATTTCCAACACCCTTTCTAGAATGGGAATCAAACATTTCAAGGTTCCTGTTTGTTCTACTGTAGCAGGATTATTCAATCCAGTTCCGAGAGGGGACAAAGTTTATAGTTACATACCAGAAAGATCGAAAAAAAAATATGGGCATGATATTTTTATTAAGGTTAAAGAACAATTACCAGACATAGATTTTGTTATAGCTGATGGAATTAAAAGTGTCCCATTTGAAGAAATGGTAAACATGTATTCAAAATGTTTCATTGGACTTCGCCTAGTTGAACATGACGGGATAAGCAATACTGTTGTTGAACTTGGCCTTATGGGAAGAAGGGTTGTTTGGAATGGTGACACTCCAAATGCTATACCGTATGAAAATATTGAGGATATAGTCAGGGCTATTAAAAAAGAGAAAAACAGAGTGGATGACAACCAATTAGTCTCTTCAGCGGTTAGAAATCACATAGACATAGGCGACGATTGGAAGGACACATCTTTCTATAGAAAGGAACGGGATGACACTGATTCAGGGACGATCAATGAGTTACTGGCGAGAGAAGCAGTGGCTTGAAAACGGGACACAGTTACCTCTCAACCAGGGACATGTCGGCGATTTGCCGTCCAGTACATGGATCGGCGGCGATGTGCCGTGGGTATTACAGGAAAAGATTCGGAGAATCGATCCGGACTTTAAGATCATCTACGACCGTCTCGCTGCGCCGGATTCCCTTTCCCCTTCCCATTTTCTGATCCGGATCACGCGGCGGGGCGGCACGCCTGCGGCATCGAGTTTCGTTCTGGAATTTCCGCTGCAATACGACATTGAGATGGAATGGCCCCACGGTACTCCCCGAGCGCCAGGCGAGTGGGTGTTGGATGCGATTAAGCAGCGGTGGAAGGCGAACCTCCCCGGCGAAACCGAGGAAGAGCAGCACGATCATCTGTTTGAGGATATCAAGAGATCGAATTGCAAACGGATGGAAGAGAACGCCAAGCCGCTGCGTGAAGCAGACGGGCATATTGAAGAGATGACCAACGACGCGGTGAAGATGCCTGCATCCAGCAAGCGTCGGAACATCCGGCAGTACAAGCAGAAAAACGCCAAAAAGACTAAGGTTAGAGTATGAATATTGGCCGAATGAAAGAAGATTTACGAGAGGCGGTAGATGATCTGCGGGGACGCAGATTCACTGATGGTCATTTGATGTCTGCTTTGAACCGTGCTGTTAAGTCAGTGGGTCTATTTGTCGCTAATCACCAGCAAGAGCGGAATTATCTGCCGAATCCCACGGGTCCGGTGACGGTAACGACTGATGGTTCTGCTCGGAGTTTCACTGTCAGTGCTGCTAATTTTCTGAAGATTTGGCGGGTGATACGGACAGACACTGATAAGGATGAATCGACTAAATTATATCGACTGACCGACGAACATTTGTACACATATGGATCAGGGTACGATGGATACGGACGGGTGTTGTATGCGATTTCCATCATTGACGACGACAATATCAAAGTGTATTTCCCGGTCATCCACAAGAGCGGGATCGTGTTGTCGATCGACTACGTTTCCAAAATCAAAAACCTTGGAAGTGGCCCTGATAACGATGTGGCGGATTCCGATGGTTACCCAGGTCTTCCGGATGTGATGCATGACTTGGTCATTCTGTATGCTGCAAGACGGTTATTGAGCAGCGACGACGCCAACTACGCGGGCGTCCGCGAACAGTACATAGAAATGCGGGCTGAAGTACAGCGGTTGATGTACTCACCCGAGGGTGACGAACCGAACGAAACTTACGATCCTGAAGAGGACTTACAGATATATTGAAGGTGTAATTATGGCAGATTTAGTAACAATCGATTTTAACTTCCACTACAACACTACCAATGTTGATGAGAAGTATTCGTTCGGCCCGAAATCTTTTGCAGTATCAGCAGAAGTGTTTGTTGCGGGTGTACAGGAAATAGGAACAACCCCTGAAGCGATCGTGATGGGGGAAGTGTCTGTTCCTGGGTGGTCATACTGGGAAAACCTTGATTCCACTAATTTTGTCGAAATCAATCCTGGCACAGGCGACGATGATCTTGTTCGCATGAATGCCGGTGAACCGGCACTATTTCGCTTTGCCGCTGATGCAACAGCCCCTTTTGGAACTGCCGATACTCTCGCCTGCAAGGTCAGGTATTTCATCGCCCAGAACTAATGATATGGCACGACGCAACAAGCAAAAATTCGCCTTCAACGGCCCTTTCGGCGGGCTTAACGAACTCTCGCCCCGTTCCCGCCGGTCGATGGGACAGCCCTCGAACTCATTTAACATGGAGTTATACGGCGGATATCTGCGCCCCCGGCGAGGGTATAAGCAACTAGTCCCTAATACCACCGAATCCGATCCGATCATCAGTATGCATCCGATCCCCTCTGAAGATGAGACGATGCATGACAACGTGATCGCCCAGATTTTTGGCGATAACACCGTAGCGTTTAAGCGGCTTGTACGAGCCGTAGAGGGAACCTCATCCGGTGGCGACGAACTGGAGACATTGACCAGCGGAACGTCTGACGGCGGTACTGCGTGGGCGTGGGACTTCTTTGGGTTAGGTCGGGCGTCTTACGCTGACTCTGGCGGATGGTCGATGATCGCGGCGGGGGGAAAGTCGCTGGGNATAATTACTGCTTTAAGAGTGGATGATACTAGTTCGCCCAATAAGCTTTACTGGTTGGACAAAACCCAAGGAACACTCAATAGATCTGACACTGATGGGTCTGACTCAGAAGTGCTATTATATGGTCTTCAATCTCCGTTCAGTTTAGCGTTAGATATCTCTAACGAAATGATTTACTTCACAGAGCCTGATGCCCATCGCATCTCCCGGTGCAAATTCAATGGCGGCGAGCATCAGGTAATCTATAACAAACAGCGTGATGGAATACACAGCCCACAATGGTGTGATTACGATGGAACCAATAATGAAATTTACTGGACACAACGAGGCGGAGGATCGTTTCTTAGCGGGGTTCTTAAAGCAACTAATGTTGGGGCTGGTACAATAACCCAAGTGTTTGATAAAAACACCACTGGATTACAATTAGAGAGATCATGGAGAGGAATTGCTCTTGTAGAAAACGGAGGCACAGATACGGATGTTTTCTTTGTTAGTGCTGGCAGCCATGCCGTATGGAAATATGACAAAGATGTTGATTCGGCATCGATGATTGTGGCTCTTTCCACTCCATCCACTCGCAAAGCCTCGCCGCAGGATATAAGAATAGATGATGGCAGTAAATTATACATACTATCACCTGGACTCTACACCCATTCCAACCCTTTTTGGCGGGGATTGGATTCATCTATACATAGGTGTGACCTCGACGGCAGTAACCTCGCAACAGTTGTCAGTTTCGGCGATGAAAACGCCATTCAAGCCATAGAGTTCGATAATGCTAATAGCAAACTTTATTGGGCGCAACCAGTTCCAACGTCGTCTGTTTTTAACGCCACCCCGGCAGAACCTGTTCAAACTGAAGATATGAATAAAATAATGGAATCTGCATCCGTTTATGCTTACAAACGCGATGGGGGTAAAAATTACTTCAGGAAAGCGGGGCTTGAAAAACCGGTTGTGCATGGCGGCGTACCAGCAATTGCCAACCGCATAAACACTTTAGAAGCCAGTGTAACTGCCTCAGTAGGTACGGTGTTCGGGTATAGAATCACTTTTTTAGACACATTTTCAGGGTTGGAAAGCGATGGGTCTAATGAAATAGTACAAACTGATTCATTGGGCAGTAATAATACTATTGGGAGTAGATTGGCAGTCAGAGTATTTTGGAATCCACCACCAACTTTTCATGGTCATCTCGGTGGAACACCAACTGATGTCTTCGCGGATAAAGTGCGTATCTACCGGCGGGNGTTATCTCCCAGTATTGAAAACGATTGGTTGTTAGCGGAAGAACTTCCAATTGATCACGGGGAAGAAGAAACTGCGACTGCTAATGCGGCAGATGGGACGACGATACAATTACAAGATATAGGTTGGGGTACTTCTGGCTATGCTGCGAACCAACTTGCCGGATTGACTATAGAGATTATAGACCCAGGTGCTACTGCGACTATGCCTGCCGGGGAACGAGCAGTGATTGCGTCCAACACACAAGCTGACGAGGCTGTATGCACTATGGTTGGATCCGGTTTTTCCGATTCAGTAAGAACTGATACCAAGTATCGTATTATTGGGTCTTGGAATGACGGCAAGGGCGCCACTGATCTCAGCACCGGCATCGTAGTGCCGGTACGGCACGGCGTGCCGCCGGTATCTAAGTACATCTGGTCGCACCGTGGGCGAATGTATTATGTCCCTGAGAATAATCGCACCCTCTGGTACAGCGAACCTGCTGACCCCTTGACTGCTCGTAGTGGAGCGGAGTATGTCCATCAGGCGTCGGACGGGTCTGGCAACTTTGAGGTGTTGCCTGAGAAGGGGAATATCACCGGGGGGTTCAGTGATGGCGAGCAGAATATCGTCTTCACGGAGAATGCTGCTTACGCGATCGATGACGCCAACATCGACACCGAGGGGTTACGGTTCGTCAAGATTCGCGACATGCCTGGATGTTCGTCTCATCACACCATCGCCAATACCGACAACGGGGTGTTCTACGCCAACGATCGTGGTGTTTATTTATTCAATGGATCTGCCACAGTCAATCTAACAATTGACGTTCCACAGACATGGAAACTCATACAGAAATCTGTATGGGCTGAAAATACCGGCAACCTGAGCGATGCGATGGGGATGTATGATCCAGACATGCGCCGCTACTTCTTCTGGTTCACTCGCATTGACGATGCGGAAGGGTTGCTCCNCCGTAAGAACCGGCGGGCGTTGGTGTTCTTTCTGGATGACGGNGGTGCTATTCACCCGTGGCAAACGGCTGGTGAAGGAATGCTTTCTCACGCTTGGGCCAGGAATCCTACCGGCGACATGGAAATGGTCATGGGAACCCATAACGGGAAGATAGTGAAGTTATCGAACGAGAAGGAAGAAATCTTTACTGATGTCGGCGGTGATATTAAATGGGGTTTTCAATTGCCCCGTGTACCGACGACTGATGACACGGTCGAGCGGCACTGGTATGAAGCCAAGGTTATTGCGATTGGGGATTTGGATGTTGAAGCAGAATGGTGGATAACGGCGCAGGTTGAGAATAGTGAAAACATTAATAATGACCCCCCTCTTGCATATAATTTATTAGAAGATCGGCCTGCGGTGTTTTATCTCGGTATGCACGCAAACCGCGTAAATCTTTTTGTGCAATATTTTAAAGCGCCTAAAGATTTGAATTTCACAGGGTACGAGCTTGTGTGGGAAGAGAGGCGTAAGCGATGAGCGTCCGGATCGACAAACAGTTGGTTAAACTGGCTGATCGCGATCTCATCGATATGGCGAAGAGAGTGGATGAGAATTGCTCTAGAATAGAGAGGGAATTGTTGCCCACTGGCAGCGTGATTCCATGGTGGACAGACTTGGATATTCCGGAGGGTTGGCTACTTTGTTCTCCCAATGTGGGCGGGCGTGTGTTACAAAGGGGAAAGTATAAAGCGTTGTCGATCGCGTTTAACAAGACGTTCAACGATGGATCGGAAAGCGATGATGAGTTTCGGCTCCCTGACCCTGACAACCCGCTCATTTTAGGGGTTTTGACCGCAGCACAGGTGTGGATAGTGAAAACATAGGTGAATTATGGCAGAAGGCAAAGAAAAAGTTGGCGACACTCCTTCAGGTTCGGGCGGTGGTCCTCTTGATGGTTTTTTTGATTTCTTAATACAGGGACTTCCCGGTCTTGCTATTGGTGGAATGGCGGGAATGAACCCATTAATGTCCCTGTTTCTCGGCCCCACTATTGCCGAAGGCTTGGGTTTGCAGTTCGGGGGTCCAACCGGTATTGACGCAGTGGAAGATGCATCCAGTGATGAATTACTTCATGGCGCTGATAGTATTATCAGTGGTCAGGGCAACCTCGCCAGGGAGGGTTTGCCTGGGTTGGGTGAACGGGCAAACGATAAATCATTTGCCGTTTTTGCAGGGAAGATGGAAGGGCTTCTTAACGACCCTGATTTAACTGAAGAAAATAGAGCAGTTCTTCAAAATATATATGATGGAGCGAGACAGCAATTTAAATCAACTGAAGGTATTCTTGGCAGTGATTTGGCTGGGCTATTTAATAATGCGACTACTTTCGCTCAAGACCTTGGTGCGTTGGAAGACGCCCGAGCCGCCCGAGAAGGATTTCTGGGTGGCGAGCAGTCACGGTTGGTAGGGGAGCGTGATCGATTTCAGGACGCCGTTCGCGATCCCAACAAACTTCGCACCGACATCGATCTGGGTGGACTGCTTACAAATTTAGATAACTCTGTCAACGCGGCCCAACGGACGGGGTTGCGACAGACAGCCACCCGACAAGCCCAACGGGGTAGCGGGTTCAGCGGCAAGTCTCTGGCAAACTCACTGGCGATCCAGCAGGGTGCGTCTGACCGGCGACGGCAGAATCTGCAAGGGGTTCAGGGAACAGCAGAAAGCCTGCGGGCGAACCGGCAGGGGCAGTTGAGTGGAATTGAACGGGAACAGGCTGGATTAGTGGGTGAGTTTGGTGAACAGCGATCCGGTATTCTAGCGGGTAACCCTTTTGATGCTTCTGGATTACAGGGCAATATCTTTGGTGATCAAATCGCCAACTTGGGCATCAAGGACGCCTCGTTTGCCAACCTGCTCAATGCGGCACAGGGTAAGGAAAATAAACAGACAGAAGGTAGTTCAACACTCTTGTCGATATTAACTGGTGGTAAACTCAGTTGAGGTAATATCATGGCATTACGCGGAAACCCATTTCAATTATTCGGTTTGGGACAGAACAACCTGTTGCANGCAACGGGCGAAGGATCGCAAAATCGCCTCATTCAATCTCAGCAGGCACAGAAAGAGCGGTTGGCGAGATTCCATGAGGAGCGCCGGAAGAAAAATCAGGCAACCGCTGCCCGCAAAGCACAACAGCAGGCATTATTAAGCACTGGTATTGCCGCCGGTGGGGCGTTGATTGGTGGGGGAGCATTAGGTGCATTGGGTTCGGCTGCTGCTCCTGCTGTTGATATGGCGGGAATTGCAGGCAGTGGTCTTGCTGGTCCTGTGGCTGCAACAACTGCGATTCCCGCTGTTGTTCCACCTTTGTTGCCTGCGGGGCAAACCGCTTTACAGGCAGGAGCTGGGATTGAGCAGTTGGCGGCGAACGCATCAATTCCTTCCACTGTTTCACCCACAACACTTCCGACTGCCGTTGCGCCAGGAACCCCTGCTGCGACAGGATTAGAAACCGCAGCTAAACCAACACCAACCACGGCTCCAAGCGCTACCTTTGCGGAAAAACTCAAATCTGGTATCCAAACGTTTGGCCGAGGCGCTTTTGGAAACGGGAATTTGCTCGCAAGCCCTGTCTTCCAGAGTTTCATTCAACGGGGGATCGGGCAGTTAGGGGCGTCGGTTCCGGAGCCAATCAAACAGGGAGTCAGCAGCGCCGCTGGCGCTCTAGGTAACTCTTTCGCGAAGAGCCGCTTGAAGAATGAGATCAGTGACCAGACAAAAGGTTTGGTCAAGTCAGATAATATACCCGACAGCGCTCTCAACGTCCCAGAGAACATTGTCGGTCAAGGCTTGAATCCGTCCATTAAAATAGGAGAAGGAATACAGAATCCGATCACTCCTACCACTGGTGGGATAGAAACGGTTGGCGGAAAAACGCCTTCTCTGTCATTCACAGACGTACCCAATACGGCAGCGAAAATTGGGTCTGTTACAGAAGACCCTGCCGCCAGTTTCATCCGGCAGAACAACCGGCAACCGGTTCAGGGGTTAGATCAACGATTTAATCCGCCGAACCCCAATGAGGATCGGTTTGCATTCGGTAATTCACGGGGCAGTTCGGCACTCAGCGGTGCGTTGATGGGTCTTGGNGGCGCATTGTCGGGGCAGAATTTCATCGGTCAGGGTTTGAGCCAATCGAACGCCAACCGCGACTTTGAGCGGGGTATCCGGAACGACGCTTTTGATCGGTTCGATATCAACCGGAAGTTCGACCGACAGATTGATAACGACTATTACACCCGTGGTACAGAGGCATTTGGGCGAGCAAGACAGCGGGAGCGTGACGAGGCTGAAGCCCTGAACATCGATTTCGATAACAAGAATGAAGTACAGAAAGCGATCGACAGAGGGGCCNNGTTAAGAGGTCAGGAGNAGAAACAGTTTGCTGATGATCTAAAAGAAGCATACNAGCGGAGAAATCAACAAAGGAAAGACGACACTCAATACTTTTCTGATGTGGCGGAAGGTGGATTGAGTTTCTTGCAGCGGTTGGGTTTGGTCGATGAACCTGCTCCGGAACGGACGAACAAAAGCATGTCCCGTGATCAGGCATTAGCTGATATGGCAGACCCAAATGCTTCCCCAGAGAAAAGGCAAGCAGCGGCGATCGCTTTGGGATTGTCTCCAAGAGCGGGGCAACCGAAAACCCAGGATGATATAGAACAGTCTCGACTACGAACCCAGACCATGCANGCAAATTTGGATAGGGTGAGGAACGCGGAAACACCGAAACAGAAATCGGACGCTGCGTTTGAAAACATCGCCCAGATTATCGCGATGGTTGAACCAGCCAAACCCGCCGTAGGAACCACTGGATTTTTTGGTGATGGCGGAACACCGGCAACAGAAGCTGTATGGCCCGCCGCCGCAAAACAGTGGGCGAAAGAACTGTTAAAGAGCCTTGATCCAGCCAGCGAAGAGTACAGAGAGGCAATTACTGAGTTTGATAAATTAGGACTTGTTTTAGAAACCCTAAATGGCTGATTTTAGTGAACGCCTTAAGAAACGAGTAAAGCAAATCAGGTCGGAGAGTAGTACTGGGCTGAAAGAAGAGTCCTCGCCCTTTTCCAGCACGCTTTCCGCATTCGGAATCCATGAACCAGGCGCAGAATTAACGACCGATCAGAAATTAAAAGCAGCCCAGGCAAGAATCGGCACAGGAACCAGTATCCTTGGCGACAATCCGCCCCGTGGACTCAGCGACCCCAACACCGGACTCGGTCCTCTCTCTGAACGGCAGTTCACCGACACCCCCGCCGGTCGCCAAAACGCATCGCCCCCTGCGGACGTTAATGCCGCTGCGAGGGATTTCCTCATACAGGGGCTGGCTCCTGGCTCACGGGCTAACCTGATCGCTTCTGGGCAGCATGCGCCGGTGGGTGGTGGAACAAGTGAAACCCCCGAGCAAACCGCCGATCGCAATCGCACCCGACAGATATATGAGAATATCTTCCAATCGCAGCAGGATATCGCCCAAGGTGGACTACGTAGTGATGTGGCGGGGCTGGGCGAGTTTACCCAGGTTCCGTTCCAACCAATGGCATTCCAAGCGGGTGGGCGTGAAATTGAAGGACCGCCCGATATCCGCGACGTTGGGGAAGCGGGTCAACAGGTCAACGAGATGCAGCGACTTATCGCCGCAGGGCAGCAGCAACACTTCCCCAAGGGGCGGGAGATTGTTGAGCAGCCAACTGAATTCCCGACAGGGCAAGAGTTTTTCGATCCGGCCACCCAGACAGAATCCGCTGTTCATCCGCAGGATATTAATGAACAGGAATTCCAGCAATGGTACGCTGATCTATCGCAACAGTACGGGCTTAACCCCAATCCGGATGATCCCACACAATTTTATGATTATCGAAATGCGTTTGCCAACGGTTTAGGGCCGGATGAAACCGGTCATTTCCCCAGCAGAGTTCCAAGTGGTCCGAACGAGGGTCTGATCCTGAAATTACCTGGGCATCCGACGATGGATAAAACCATCCAATCTGAAAATGAGGCTGGTTTTGAGGTTAAGGAAATTGGCGGAAGGATATTTTCGCGACCTGGGG